TTCCATACCTTCAGCCTTGGCATACATCTTTGCTGCCTTCTTACCTGCTGGTGTGTATGGGAACTTCTTATCTCCAACCATTGGCATTATATTGCTCCTACTTCTTTTAGTTTAGATACGGTATTGTTTTGGATTATCCTGCTATCACCCATGGTGTTGGCATCAAATGCTTTACCCATGACATCAGAGGCACGCCGTGCTTCCTGAATTTTTTTCATGCTAGTTCCAGCAGGTTGAATCCCTTCGGCACGTGCTGCTCGATAGGCTTCTAACTCGCCATCCCACTTTTTATTACTTACCATCTTCTGAGAAGATGAATCTCCTGGGTTTAATTGCAACCCTAAAATCTTGCAGCCAAAGCAACCTTCAACATCTTCTGGATGGTCTAGTCTGTGTCTCATACTGTCTCCACTGTGTAGCCTGCAGCCTCAAGGCTGGCTTTCTCACCTTCAGTTACCTCATAGGAGTATCCTCCAATGTAGGCTTCGTCAGCAGCCTCTACTTCTTCTGAGGATGGATAACGAACCTCAAAGTATTCGCCATCTATCTTTAATACTGTTATACCTCTTACGAGTCTAAACTGTTCAAATAGACGGCCTGTACCTGCTGGGCCTTCACTTACTGTAGGTGTTGTGAATCTGTATGCCATATAGCCTCCTAAGCCGTTTTATGGATAGAGCAGGGGTTTCCCCCTGCCCCACCCATCTAATTACTTAGATTATGCACGAACTGATGAAGCAGTCTCAATGCGGTATAGCGCCTCTTGGCGATAGATAGACCAGTTGATAATACCGTGCCAGCCGACTGGGCGGAAGCGGTTCAACTTATCTACAACGTTACCAAACTCAATGCCTGGTTCCTTCCATACTGCTTCAGCAAGTGCTTGCTGTCCTAGTACGTAAGTGTTGTAAACACGAGCCTTTGGTGTAACTGTAAGTGTGTTTGTTCCAACAGTTCCTGAGTTAGCGACAGACACTGTGAATGTAGTGTTTGTTGCACCAACTGAGATTGCTGTAATCAAAGCACCTGAACCAACGTTTGTACCTGAGATGGCATCGCCAACCTCAGCAAGACCACCGAATGCAGCATTTGCTGCAACGATTGTGAACTCACCTGATACACCTGAAACTGCAGGAGCAGTAGCAAGTGCTGTTAGAGCCTTACCTGAAATGGTGTTAGTCATGCGTGGTGTCTCAATAAAACGGACACCTTCCCATGCGCCTAGTTCACCAGCAAATAGTGGACCAACATTCTGGTACTCGTGTGGTGTACGCCAGATGTTGTTACCTGTCTCTGTGCGTAGGTCGTGTGAAACTTCTGGGTGGATGTATGAAACATACATTCCGCCACGTGGAACAACATTAGAAGCACGCAACTTTGTTACAGCGTAACGGATGTCGCGTCCCTTAAATGTGTCTGTTGTGTCAATTGTTGTCTTAGCAGCAGTTGTTGAAAGCGCTCCGCCTGATTCACGGATAACGTTTGTACCTGCGTCAAGAACAGCAGCAACACCATTGTCTAGTGTAGTTGCCATGTTGAATGCAACTGCGTTAGCAATCCATGGGTCAACATCTGCAAGTGACATTAGTGACAACTTGCGAGTTGGAAGCACTACGCGACCTAGTTCTGTCTGTGCGACATCTAGTGTTGTAGTTGCTGGTAGTGCTACTGCGTCTGGGTCTACAGTTTCAGCGAGTGTTGCACCAGCAATTGTGGTGTCAGCAATATCGTTGTGGAACTGGAAACGGATTGAAGAACCATCGTGAGTTGGGTTTCCGATTTTCTTGTCCGCGATTGCGCGGAACTGTGGAACTGAACGCAAGTTGAGTTCAATCAACTTATCGTATGCCATAGTAACAAGATTGGAACCTAACCCAGAGGTTGAAGTTGAAAAGACATCGGCCATTTGGCGATATCCCCTTTCTAATTAGTGTGCGGTTTTTATTGACCGCTGAGAATGGATATGATTTCTTCCTCAGATGAGGCATTTGCAATTAATCGCGCAATGTCTTCTGAATAAGCGGGAGTGTCAGCCGTTTGAGTAATAGAATCCTGTTGCTGTAAAGCACGTATGTTTTCTGTATCAACTGGCTTTTCTTGCTTAGGCGCGTATCCAATTAAGTCACCGTTCTCAACGAGCCAGTTTGACACTGCGTCTTCATTGATGGTGTCTAAGTCCTTAAGGACAAGACGGGCGGCCTTAGTGTTTACTCCCTTTGATTCAAGGATTTCTTTAACGGTTCGCTCATTACGTTCCTTGGAGAAGTTCGCTAGTTGTTCTTCAAGTTCCTTAATGCGCTTTTCATCTGCTCGTTTGGCTTTTCTTAGGTTAGCGATACCATTATCGTCATACGAGTGTTGAGAACGATTTAATTCATTCTCTAGATTTTCGTTATCGTTTTCCCAGTATTGTTCGTTGCTCATGCAACATCACCCTTCATTAGTAGTTATCGCAGACCACAATCAAATAAGGGGATACTTGTTTGGCTTCTGCTACCAGACTCTTACACCTGACGGGGCTGGCGTGTCCGTCTAGGGAAATTAAAATGCGCTGCTGTTGCTACTGCCTAGTGCGCCACGGGCTAAGCCTGCTGCGCCACTAAATGAGCCTACTTCTTTTTCGGCCAGTCTCAATCGCTTACGCCTTGCAGATTCAAGTTCTCCGAAGACCTCTTGCTCTGCTGTTGCTTGGGTATAATTAATACCTTCTTCGCCATAAATCTGACCAAGTTTTGTAGTGGTAGGAAGTACTTCACTGATTGCTTGATAACCCTCACGGGCTTTATCTCTAGTGATACCTAGTTGAGCAAGGGCTGTAGCACTAGTTACATCTGTTAGTAGATTCTGCTTAAGCGCTTCATTACCAATTTCGGCAGATAGAACCTTCTCCTGCAACTTAGGTAGATTCTCTTTAGGACTAAGGAAATACTTAACCAAGTCATTATCTTGAATATTATAAAACGACTTAAGGGTAGCCTTAACATTAGGGTCAGCGTTATTGACTCGTGTTACTACTGTGTCAATTCTGTCCTTAAACTCTGTAGCAGAAATATCGTTACCAATAATGTCAGCCATCTTAGCCTGAGATACTTTGCGGTCTACTCCAAAGTAACCCTGTAATCCATAGGCACGAAGAGTCTCATTGTATGAATCTTCTAACTGTAGATAGGTTGCCTCTGATACTACGTTAAGTCCAGCCTTGCGGCGAATTTCATTACCACGGAAGCGGTTAACATAGGCAGCAGTCTTGCGTAATTCTACTGCTGCTTGGTTAGAACCAAGTCCTTCTTCCATAAACTTTTTAATTTCTGGGACTAGTTCGTCTAGACCATAATCCTTAAATGTACTTTCAAGCAGTGTGTATGCATCTACATCTACCGTTGACTTATACTTGTTACCAGAAGTAAGAAGAGTCTTAGTGGTTCCATCAGAATAAAATCCAACAACATTGCCGTAGTCATCTGTTTCTGTAGAAACTAGAGTTGCATCAGGAGATGTTATTGTATTGTTATTTCCACTATTGTTGTTATTGCCAGCGTTGTTATTATTTCCAGCATTATTATTATCAGTAGTGCTAGTATTTGTTACGTACTTATACTTACGCCAAACGCCGCCATAGTTAGCCCAATACATTCCTGGACCTGGGTCTTCAGATGGCATAGGATTATCTGGATTTTCTCCAGATTGAACATCTTCACGTGCACTTCTTTGAGCATCTACACGTGCTTTTTGAAATGCTTTTAACTCCTCTGGAGTCATCTTGTTGACTGGCTTATTTAAGTCTAGTGGTGCATCATCAACTTTTTTTTGTAACTTTGCAATTTGAGCCTGTACATTAGCAAGTAGCGCTTCATCAGGTGTAGGCCCTTTAGCGGCTTCACGCTTAGCGGCAGCCTTAGTCTGCTCATCAACTACAGGTGTTGACATAGTGCCACCACCATCTACCATGTCTCTGTCTAATCTTATTCTAGCCATTATGCCATCAATCCAAAGGAGCGTAGAACTTCAAGTGCATATCCTGATGCTTCTTCTCGAGCACCTGGAGACTTGAGCCATGCTTCTCTTGTCTTAGGGTTAGTACGTAGTAGTTTTTCGTAGTCTTTAATACTCATAACTCCAGCCTTTTGTGCTCCCGATGCATCCCTGTTAGACATGGCTGCTTGAATATCTTCGTCAAAAATACTGATTGAATTATCTGGAATACCAAGTAACTTACCCTTAAAGTATGCATACTGGTTAGCAATGTCGGATGGCTTAACGCCTTCATCAATTAGATTAGAGATGTTTCCATAAAAACCTTTAGCCATACTCTTGACAGCATTCTTAACAGAATCTAAATCAGTCTTACCACTAGGAGTAAATGCTCCCATTACTTTATCAAGTGCCTGTTTTGTATCTAATCTAATACCAAAAGAAGATGCATACTCTTTAATATCTTGAACATCTTGGGCTACTTGACCATTATTTTTAGTAAGACCTTCTAGGTCTGTTCCCTTAATTGCAGGCTTAAGAACTGTAGCCTTAATACGAGAGTAATCATCAGCATCTAAGAACTCACCAACAGTGGTTGTCTTACCACTAGCGGTAGTGCTTTGTTTAACTAATGCAGCCTTTTCTTCTTTGTTTACTTGGTCAAAGTATGCTTTCTTTTCAGTAGGTGTTGCTCTACGTCCAAGCATTAAAAAGAAGTAATCATCAATCTCTTGGTCTGTCTGAGTTCTACTAGTTAGGTTAAGACCCGAACCACTCTTGCCATCTCCACCAGTATTAACATACTTGTTAAGCAAGGCATCAAAGCCTTGAGTAATAGTAATTCCACTGTCTTGGAAGTTCATTACTGCTTCTACTGAAATCTTACTTGCAGCATCTGTAATAGAACGTGCTAAAGCAACTACATCTTTAGTTTCATATTCTGATTTATTCATATAGCCAGAGTCATAAAGACGCTTACGTAGGTAATCAACACCCTTGCCAGCCTTTGCCTCTGCCATGTAGCGAGAGCGAACTTGTTCTGCTCGAAGAATCTCGTAATCACCCTTAGGGTTTATATAAAGATACACACGCCCAGGCATTGTAGAAATTGCTTTGCCACTTAAAATCCAATCATTGCCATCCTTGGCAATTTCAAACATACCATTTGGACCAAAGTCTTCGGTCATATCTTTTTGGGTTTGATTTACGCTACCGCCTGCTGTCGTACCGCCTGCGGTTGCTCGTGCACGAGCCGCATCTGGTGACCTATCTACCATTATCGGACCTCCGTTGTGTATGTATCACGAGAATAGAAACCTAAGATTGGTGCGAACACTGCTCTGTTAGCCTCTCTCATTGCTGGGTCTAGTTTAATTAAATCATTTAGAACTTGTTCAACTTGCGCTTTCTTATCGCGCTTCATCTCTGTGAAGTTCCAGATACGTCTGCTTTCTGGGTCTTCTGAGAATGAAATAAATTCACGCATTAACGCAACAACAGTTCCCATATTCTTACGAATCTGTGGTGATACTGGTGTTGACTTGTCAAGAATAATCTGTTCAATAGAAGAAAGGATTTCCCTTTCTGTTGAAACTTCAAAGCCACCAGTCTCAAGAGCCTTACGCAATACTGGATAACCAGCCTTTAATGCATTACGGCGGAAGGTTGCCTGCTCAATAATTCCCTTACGGGTTTCAGGGGCTGTAGTTTCATCAAGCAACTTACGCTGGTCGCGTTCAATATCAAAGTATGCTTGCTTAGCCTGTGCAATAGACACATTATCTAGATAGGTTTCAAGGCTAGGTAGTTTAATTAATCCTTGTGCTTCTAACCAAGTGTATGAATCTGCTGTGTAATCTCCAGTTTGTGGACCAAAGATGTAGGCTGCTTCACCATAAGTTTTAAGAAATGACTGGTTATTGGAAGCCCACTTGTACATAGTATCTGTCTTTTGGATTGCTATCTTTGTAGCCTTCTCATTACGAGATACTGTGTAAATAATCTTACGTGGGTTATTGCCTACAAATGTAGCAACAGCCAATTCATAAGGGTCTGTTAGCCAGTCGCCTTCAGTTCTTGAGATACCAGCCAAGATGTCATAGAACTCAGCACGCATATTGGTTACACCAGTACGCTTGATGTAGTCTGGAACACCCTTGCTCTCGCGCAATGTAGGTGAAATAGGGCTAAACATTCCAAAGAAAGCACGGGCTGCAAGCACGTTATGTGCTGCAATCTTTACAGTCTTTAGGTATTCAGCCTTCTGTGCATCTGTTGGATTCTCAGGTAGTTGAATACTCTTGTCACCAAATGCTTGTAAGTAAGCGATAGCCTGGAATGCAGCAGTTGTTTCTTGACGATTCATCTCATCAATGTCAATTGCACGGGCTGTAACACCACGGCCAATAGTATCTAGGTTCTGCAAGAACAATGGCATAAGTGCTTTACGGAAAGTCATGTTATCGCCAAGGTTGCCTAGTGCATAAGTATCAAACTCATTGGCAAAGTTAGTAGCCTTATCACCCATCTTGCCTGGAATATAACCAAGCATTCCCTTGATACCAAGGAATGATAGTGCTGCAACTGGACCAGATAATGATGGTTGTCCAGCATCAGGAGCAAATGATGGGTTAATCAAACGCAACTTGAGAGTAACATCATTAAACTGTGGAACCTTAAATGCTCCTCCAGTAAACTTACGGACCACTGGTTCAACCGCTGTGTTAATAATTGTGTCAGTTGGTAGTACTACATACGGCTCACCTTGGTCATCGTAGTAAACCTCACCACGAGCAGATAAACCCTGATGTGCTAGGCGCATACGATAGATAACCTGTAGTGGCTTTTCACGCATTAAGCGGTAGTAGCGTCTCCAGAAGTCTTCTGTTGCACGATAGAAACGTGCCACTGTACGTGTAGATAATGCAAAGTTAGAACGAATTGCAGGGTTATCTACATACTTAAGAATCATATTAGAAGCATCATCCATAGCAAGTTCTGTAAATCGCTTGGCTGCAGTATTTTCTGCACGTTCAAGGGCTTCATTATAAGCATCACGATTTGCTAACAAACGTGCTGGATTTTGGTCAAACTCTTCTTTAAATAACTTGGCTGCAAACTCTTTTTGTAAACCTTCGTATCCATCACGAAGACGGCTATAGGTCATAAGAACTGCAGGCTGACGGAACAAACCATTTACCTGCTTGTCCATTGCCTCCATAATTGTGTTACCAAACTTACCCCACATTGATTCAAGGTCAGCCTTATCAAGCAACTCTTCAAACTCGATGGATGTATTGATTTCACCAGTTGGTTGTTTTCCAACAGTAACCTTTTCAAAGTCTTCAAATGTAATTCTGCCAGCAACCTTTGACCATTTGCCTGCAATTGTCTTGCCACTCTGCATTTCATAGGCAACAAGTTCATTGTGCTTGGTAGCCATTAAATTAAATAGGTCTTCATTAAAAGACTTAGGACCACCATGGAAAGTATTACGCATGTCAAGCAGCATAGTTTCTACGTGAATACGTGCAATTTCTGCATCACCAATACCACGCTGGGTGTAGTGAACTGAATCACCAAACAATGAAAGGAACTGTCTAACAGTTGCTGCACGCTTTACATAGAACTGACGAGTAGTAAAGTCATACTCTACGCCAAGAATCTTTAGCATATTTGTTCTTGCTGTAGCAAAATCCTTAGCAGTCTTTAGGCCGTTGTTGTCAAAGAACACTGCTGCTGGGTCAACTGTTTCTCCAGTTTTAAGTGAATACTTATTAGCAGCAAACTGACGATACCATGCATCAAAGTGAGCAAGAGTTAGATACTTATCATTAGTACGGCGTAATTCTTCTGTTGATAATGAACGGAACTTACGACCAGTTCTAACTCCAACTTCTTCTAATGCTAAAGAAAGAGTAGATGGTGTAAAGATTGCATCAATAATATCTTTATCAAACTTACCACCAAGGGATGTTCGAGCAGATATAGAAGCAGCCATTGAGTTAATAACATCTGGATGATGCACAAATGCATCCTTTAGCCACTTAAACTGTGTAATAGATTCATCAACGCCAAAGGCACTGTATACACGCCTAATGGTTTCTTCACGAATCATTAAGTGTGTTACTTCTTCAATTGGAATATCATTCCTAATTGCTAGGTCGCTAGCAATCTGAGCACGTTCGCCTACACTAAGGGTTTCTTCTGGACCGCCCTTGCGGAATGCTTTGTTAATACCACGGCGAATAGGACCAACAGATGATGTAGAACCAGTAAGTGCTGTGGCTACATTCTTAAACTCTTGAACATCCTTAATCTTTCGTAGTGAAAGCAGGTCAAGTAATGGTGCATTAAGGGCGTACATAAACGCCTCATCAATAGCAGAACGAATACCCAAACGTGGGAATAGTGTAAGAATTGTCCAGAAGTTTACAAACTCAGAGACATACTTATTTCGTGTCGCACCATCAAAGAGAGCAGGAATAGAGTTTTTGCGGCGTGTAACCGCAGCAACCTGAATAATCTGCTCATACGGCAAAGAACCTATGCCTTCTGCTACCTGACTAGGCTGCACAATTCCACGTGCATTAAGAATAGGAGAATCATTCTCAATACGCAGTACATGTTGGCTAATATCGCCTATAAAATCTGTGGGTACTTCTGTTCTAGAAGTAGTAGTCATGCCAGAACGGTTATTGAAAGTCCTATTAAGGATTTCTTCCATAATCTTGCGACCTTCAACAGTTCCATGCAAGCCATAGCGGTGCATAACTGCTGCATAAAGGTTACGAATAATAATAACCTGCTCATCAGCCTGTCGTGCTACAAGACGGAAGTTTTCAGCAGTTTTAACTGCATCATCGCCAAGAAGAATCTGTGTACCAGCAGGATTGCGGCTAGCAGACTTACCAACAATCTCACCAATACGGCGTGCACGCTTGATGTCCTTATCAATGTCGGCAAAGCGACCAATACCAGCAACATTAACGCCCTTATCAATATCTTCGCCAGCAGTTCTAAGAATGCTTACAGCATCAAGACCCTTATTCTGTGCATTAGCAAGGTCTGTTGCAGTTTTTCCATTAGCGGCAGTAGGATTCATAATTGAATCTACAATTTTAGCAAGGCCCATGCTAATGTGACGCTCTGATTGTGCCGTTGGAATACCATTACGCATAAATGTAATGCCATCAACACGACCATTAAGCAAAATATTTATGTTTTGAATTTCTCCAAAGAAACTTTCAGCAATTTCAGAATCAAAAACCTTTTTATCTGATAGCAACTTTGTAACTTCAAAGTTACTAAAGCCAGGATAGTTCTGAACTAACTCACGATAAGCATTTGACCTAGCCATTGTACCTTTTTTGGCTTCAGCAAACTTTCTAATAGCAGGACCAACACCATTATCCCATAGGTCTTTAACCTTAGGGTCTGAAAATGTTGCTCGAATTGCACCCTGAAAGTTTCCCTTAGATGCTTCTTGCATAATAAGTTCTGCAACACGGCCACCTCTTGTGGCAATCTTGCTAGTTCCACCAGTAACCCACGTTAGTGGGTCAATAGCAATCTGATAAATTGTATCAATAGTTCCAGTTATACCAGTCTGATACTTTCCAGATAGCACACGGGTATTTAGATTTCCGCTTTCAGCCTGATTTGCTGTGTAAACTTTGCGATAAATATCACGACCTGGAGAGATACCAGCAGCCTTAGTGTCAAAAACTATTTGACCAAATTCTTTTTCATTGTCAAATGCATATGTAATAGCACTAAGAATCTTTGTATCTGGCTTACCATAGCCTTCAATAATCTCACCAGGAGTTTTACCAGATAGTAAACCTTGTGCTACAAAAACATTTTCCTTGCCATACTTTTTTTCCGCATTTGCAATAGCGCCTTTGTCCCAAGCATCTCGTCCATTATATGCATCGTCCCAAGTCTTCTTTGAAAATATGTTAGAACCTTGAGCAACTTCTCTACCAACAACATAACCAGTATTGATTGTCTTACCATATGCAATTGCAACTTGAAGTGTACTAATAATAGGGCTTAACAAACCCTTACCAAACCAGGTTACAGCACCAAGACCGCGTTGAAGCAATGTAGGGTCTTCTTGAATAAACTTAGCCGTTGGGTATAAAGCCTTAATGTTTGTTTGGGCTTCTTCTGTTAATGATTGAAACTCACGCTTAGCATCATCTACTTTAAGAGCACGAAGTTCTTTTGCTTTTTTAATAGTATAAGACAGTTGTTCAACAGCAAGTTGCCCATCTGGAGACAGATTAGCATTTTTTGCTGCATTGTAAATGGCAGGGTTAACTTCTCCTACTACTGGATTGATGCGTGCCATTAGTACCCATATTCAGCAAGGGTAGAATAAATAAGTTCTGCTTCTCCAGTTGGGTCAAACTGTGCAATCTTACGCATAGTTACAGAAAGAGGTTCTTTAGTTGATGGGAGGTTCATTACTTCACTTCCAGCACCTGGTCCGATGTCAATACCATTTTCAATTGGTTCATTAACACGACCAGTTGGAGCCATTAACTCTGTTGGCATTGGCATTGGTTCCATAGTGTTACCAGCCATTGGTGCTGCTACTTGGTTTGAGTAGGTTTCTTGTCCCTGTCCGTATGGAAGTCCTGAGACGTACTTAGCAGGTTGCGTTGGTCCCCCGTCAGTGCGCTGAGAAAGAGCGCCAGGGCCTGAAACTGTTGCAGGGTTAGACGGCGCACGATAGCCACCACGTCCTTCTGGTGCAGTTGTCATTACTCATCTCCTTCGTCTTCCAATTCATCATCTTCATCTGCTGGCGGTTCGCCAAAAGATTCTTTATTGTATTCTTTAGCCATACGCATCATGCCGTAGGCATTCCAAGGTGTCATTGCTTCTGACACTTCCGTATGCAAGTAACGAGTTCCATCATAATCTGCCCATTCTGTAATTATTAGCCAGTTAGCGCAGATGTAGTTAGACCCTTCAGGGTCTTCCTCTATTAGAACTCTTAGTGCTTGCTCTATTTTCTCCCTGAACTTCTCACTCATTTTGCGTACTGAATCTTTGTTATGATTGGTGCACTTGTATAGATGTCCCACATGCAAGCAACTTCAATTGCTCTACGGATTATTTTTTCCGCTTGTTCTGGAGTTTTCGCTTTATCAATATGTAAAGCCTCCATAACTCCCAAAGCAACATCGCCACCGCTCCCACCATAATAAATACCACGGATATCACGGTCCCAAGAATAATCCTCAAAGATAGGATAAATAGTTCCATGTATGCTGATAATAAAATCTGAATCCTGCGCTGCTGCATCCCCGTCTTCTTTCATGTCATAACCTGCATCTATGAAAACTTTACGCATTGCAGGTATAAACTTTTGCGTCATAAACAAATCTAAGTCTTCTAACCTAGTTGGTTTAGGTGGCTTCCAGCCAAACTGTAAGATGTTAGAACCACGGCTAGCACCAGAACCAGCAATTAGATAACCATTATTTTCGGTAATCTTGTGTGTAGCAATCGTCATAGGACGACCACTCTCATCGGATGCTCTAGAATCGCAACCGATTACAGACCAACCATCTCCTTGATAAGCAGCCAGTGTTGTCATTGTCCCCTACCTAGTTATCTTTGAGTTGTTGTTCGTGCCGAAGCGCTTGCTGTTCCACCCATCGTTAGGCTGGAAAGTAAACTTTGTAATCCCTGCGGAGGAATAGCGCCACCTGCTGGAGGAGCGGCGGGAGCAGGGGACGGTTGCTCAACCATAGGTGCTTCCCCAGCAGGTGGTAATTCTGGAGCGAACACGTCATTGATTGCGTCCTCAATCTGAGTGCCCTTCTGGCGTAGACGGATAACATCTGCAATCTTCTTAACGATTGTAGTTGGGTCTCCGCCATTAGCAATAAGTTGTGGAATTGCTTGTGCTGAAGCATTAAGAGATGAAATGAGTGCATTACGCATTTCCTCAACTTCAATCTTTTCCTGCTCTTGAGTTACGTTAACTCCGAATGGCAATTCTCGTTGTGCTAAATCCTTAGAGATTAATTTACCGCCAAGGGCTTGTAGCATAAAGATAAGTCCCTGCGCTGGATTAAGACCAGCCAACATTCCATAACGAACATCAGCAGAGTAGTCTCCCTTAATATCCTTTGATGGTAGATACTCAATTGCATAAGGGCTACCTGCATCAATACCACGGATAGCCTTGTTTTCGTTAAAGATTTTTTCATCTACTTCAAAACAAAGTGAGATTACACTCTTAAGTGCAGAGGCAAAGATAGCCTGCGCTGACTTAACCTGTGTATCAAATCCACCCATAAGGGCTTGCACGCCTTGACCAGTAATGATTGAAGCATCAACATTTCCAGTACGTGATTCAGGATAGCGTGTACCAGTACGCAATTCATTTTGTAGAACTGCTTGCTCATTAAACAATGAGCCAGATACTGGTAGTTCAACTCGGCGAACACCTGCTGGGTTCTTAGTACGGATAACTCCGTCTCCACCGAATTGGAACTCGTTCACATCGTCAGGGACAATCAGTGGTGACTGCACGGCCTTCTCTGTTGCTTCCATCGCAAGTAATGCGAATCTATTTCGAAGCAACTGAATGCCAAGCACGTCATCAAACTGCCCACGCATCTCTCCATCAACAGTTGGTCGCTTAGCGACTACAACCATCATCTTGCCAATAGGATTCTTGGCACGGGAGATAACTAGGTTCTGGCGGTCTGGAACGAAAATAATAGATTGATACTGGTCGTAGTAACGAACAATCTCAAATCTACTATTCATGTCCTGGTCGTATCCGTCACGACCAAGTAAAACGTCAGCATGTTCTGGGAACTGAGAAATCAATTCAGCCAGTGGCATAGCATAACGCTTAGCAAAAGCAACGCAGCGTCCGTAGCGGTCAAACTCAGGATAAGCCCCGATAGGACTTTCTACGCGAATACGCGGCAACTTTGCTTCAGTGTCCAGTTCAATAATGAACGGAACAAACCCAAATGTGATGTACCAGTCTGCGCCTGTATACATCTGTACTTGCAACTCGGAATTATAAAGATAGTTAGCAGCAATGCGAGTACGGTTGTCTGCTGCTTTACGAGCACGGTCTTTTGTTTGGCTAACTACAGAGCAGTTAACTGCTGGTAGTGGAGCCATAACTTCTGATAGGTCACGGGCAACAATGTCAACAAAGTTGGCAACTACGTTAGCCTCTACACCATCAGGAAAAAAATCAGGATATACACTAGCAATCTGTCCTTGACGGACTAGTAATACATCTTGGTGACGACCATCGCGGTCACGGCTGCGGTCTTTCAAAGACGCAACACGTGCAAAAATTTGCTTATCAGTTAGCATTACTTAGTAACGCAGCAAGTTCACTCTTAGGTGCACGTTCTGGATTAGGTGCAAGATTACGAACATCAATTGGTTGCTCTTTATCAGAGCGTACCTTTGATGCAATTGCTAATGCTTTTTGACGTGCCTTTAACTCTTCAGTTAAACCTGTCTTTTTCTTTGGCTTAGATACTCGTGATGGTCTAGTGCCTGTTTTAATGCGTTCGCTCTTTTGAGCAGCACGCTTGGCTCTTACATCTGCTGGAGTAACACGGTCCTTCTGCATTGACTTAGTTACAGTCTTTGTATCAGGCTTTGGTGGCTGAGGCTTGTAAAGATTATAAATCTCTTTAGCAGGGTCTTTCTTTGGAGCACGAACTCCACTACTACCTCTGCGCTCTACTACACGCTTAGGTGGATTTGCTACATCTGGTCTGCGACTAGCGCGACCAAGTTTAGGTGCACCAGTTTGCATTTCAGTTCTAATAAGTTCTCGGATTTCTTTTTGAGAAATCCTAGCAGAGGCTGCTTGCATAACACGCCTCTTTGCTGCGTTGGATAGGGCAGCACGGCGTATTGCTTCTACTACTGCTTTTGCTAGCGGTGCTGGCATCCCTACTCCTTACTTTATTTTCTTAGTAACTTTTTTAAC